GTGTTAATCTTCTTTTTAGTGAAGATGTCAAATAAACCCATATTATTAGAATTTAAACAAAGTTAAAGAAATTATACTAAAATACACTTACTGAAAATTTAGGTTTGGTTAAATGCGTAAATACTGCATACCTTGAAGCATCTAAAGCATCATCATTTGCTTTGACAGGTTCTTCAATTACATTATCGTTTTTATCCTTTTTCCATTTGTAAGACATAAATTCCCTTCGTAGGTTTTTACTATGGAAGTGAATGTTTATAGGATAAGATTTCATCTTTACAATTCCTGCCCATACATCCTTTTGAGCAGGTTTAATATTAAATCCTTGTCTATAAAGTTCTTCTATTGATTTGGGTTCTGCTGCATCTGCGTAGATGGTTGCTCGTTCAGGCACTTTTTCTTTTATCAATCTTGTTAGGTCGGATAATGTAAGTCCACTTTGATAAATAATTTCTTCAAAGTAGTTTTCGCCTTCGTGATGTGTAACCTTTATGAGTGCAGCTGGATGGACATAACCAAAGTCAAGCCCATAGAATACATCTCCTTCAGGTGCGGTGTCGTATTGTTTCCATTGGGTGTATATTAATTCTTTTGCTGCTCCTCGTTCTCCTAATCCGTAAACCTTCCACATAAAGTCATCAGGCAGGTTTTTATACTGCTCTATGTTTTTTATTTGTGATTCGGATAGGTTAGGAAGGTTGTTTAGGTAGGTAGAATGAATGCGTTTGTTTTCAGGATTGTCAGCTACTTCATAAACCCAATTAATAAAGTCGGCAGGATTCCAATCTAGGAAAACCTTACCTGTGGTTCGCATTAGTAATTGGTCGTATAAAGTTCGCTTGATTAAGTTGGCTTCGTTGATAAATAGAATATCCCTTGCTGGTCCTCTTGCCTTGCTTTCATCTTCTAATCCAAACAGTTCAATGTAAGACCCATTGGGATAAGTGTATATAAAATCGGAAAAGCTAAAGTCATTATCTGACCATAAACCCCAATTCTCCATTATAGATTTAAAATCCCTATAAACACCTCTTTTTATATGTGGAAGGGAATGTGATACTATTGAAATCCTTGTTTTTGGATTGTTGTAGGCAATCTCAATTAGTAACTGAACAATGGAATAACTCTTTGAACTCCTTGTGCCACCTTCATTGCAAATGACAGGATAATTACCTTCATACGCTTTTTTGTTAGCAAAGAATACAGGGGTGGCATTAATCTTCAATTGGTTTACATCGGTCATCTTCTTGTATTACTATTTGAACGCTACCTTGAATGTTTGCGTTTATGTCGGTTGTTTGTTTTGCTCTGCCTTCTAATCTATCAAGTATTTCCTGATAAGCCCTTAAATCGGATTTCATTGCTTTTGCAATTATCTTCATATCTAATTGTTCAGCTATTGTAAATTCCTCATCTTCGCCTGTAACAGGGTTACGCACTTTGGTAACAAGTTCAAGTAAACGTAGTAAACGAGTTCTTGAATTAGGCACTCCTTTAGGTCTGCCATTAGGGTTTGCGTTGTTCCCTTTAGGGAATGGTGTTAAGTTTTGTTCATTTGCCATAATCTCACGATTGTTTCACGATTTTTACAAAGTTACACCACAATTTGGACAAGTCTTACCTCCGATGGCATTGTCTATATCTTTTGGTTCATCAATAGTAGGAATAAGAAAGTCTATATTAACTCCCCATTCGCCTAAATCTGCAACCGACCAATCATCGTTTGCTAACATATCCATATCCCACATTCCATAGTGTGTGTTATCAATTATAAGTAATTTTTGTTTTTCTCGTTCAGTTAAGTTTGACATTTTTATAACAGGTATATCTACAATGCCTAATTCTATACAAGCACGATACCTTTGATTACCACCTATAATTTGATTATTCTCATCTATTATTAATGGCTTTGCTTCAAGTAGCTTTTGGTCATCTTGAATAGACTTAACCAACTTTGCAAAGTCATCTCCATTAATTGTTCTAGGATTGTTTGGGTTTGGTTTGATTTCGTTTATTAACATTATCGGTTCTTTGTTGGTGTTCTAATAGATGGTGTTTGTGGCACTTCTTTACTTTTATAGTTTTTTATGTCCAATTCTTTACTGCATTTATTACATTTAAAAGTGTAGGTTTTAAGTTCACTATGCCAAATGTACCTTTCATTTAAAGTTCCACATTTGCAGTTATATTCCTTCTTTGAGAATGTATCTTTCATTATCCTTGTCGGTTATATGGTTTTGTTGGTTTGTCTTTCGGTCCGTTACTTTTTTTGTACTTACCTTTTTTTCTTGTGCCAAAATTTACCTTACCAGCTGCGTTTAGTTTCGCCATTATTTATATTTTTCAATTAATTCGTTTAATTCTAATCTTGTCCATTTCTTTGGTGTTCGGTAATTTGCCTCAATCCAATCAACCATTTCTTGCCCAATCTTATTTATTAAATTCTTTCTATAACCTACCAAATGAAACTCATCAAATCCATTGCATCGCTTACATTCTCCTGCCGTGTTATATTCGTTAAATCTTAAATACGAAGATTGTTTAACAGGTGCGTAATGACCGCAATCCATTAAATCAGTAGAATATGTTTTACCGCAACTAATACAAGTAAAATATCCATCTTGACTATCTCTAGTCCTAATGTAGCGGTTAAATATTTGTTGAGCCTTTGCGGTTAATCTTGGAATTGATTGTAAAGCCATAATGCAAAACTATGAATTAACTTGTACACGAACAACTAAATGCTGGATTAAGGTCGGATAGGTCTTGTCCTTTAAATAAATCGTTTTGTGCGTAGTTTAGTAATTGTTTGTAAGTTGTATCTCCAAAGTATGTATGTCCTTTACCTTTTGATTTGCTTAATTCCTCATCTTCAATCCATTCTGTTGCCAATTCAGGATATGACCTTAAAATATTTATAATTGCGTTTTTGCCTTTAAGAAAACATAAAGTGCAGTTTCCTAAAATAGCTGGTATTTCCAATGTGTAAGGTTTTTTACTCCAATAGTCATTGACTTGTGCCTTATCAATACCTTGTTCGTATAAAGGGAATACAGGATGAATGTATGCTTGTCGTTTCTCATATCCTTTAACCCTTCGTTCCTCATCTGCCCTAAAACCTACTAGCCACTCATAGTTTTGTTTGCCATAGTTTGCCCTTAACCATCTTTTAGCGGTTTTAATCTTTAGCTCAATGGTGCATTCTCTTTTAACTCGGTTGGGTATTAATCTCCATTTCTTATGCTCCAGCATACCTCTAAAACCTCCTTCATAACTTATTCTTGTTACAGGTATATTTTCGTGTGCCTCAAAGTCATTTATGAATTTATAAGTCTTTGGATGTTCCCTACCTGTATCAGCAAATAATACAATATCCCCTTCACGATAGTTCATTATTGTCATTAATGCACTTGTCTTGCCACCGCTAAAATTTATTACTCTTTTCATTTTATTGTTCTAAATATTATAATTCGGTCTTGGAATGTAAATCGTTTCTTGTTTACAGGATTTAAGGATTGTTTGATTTGGTATTCATTTATACCTGTTACTCTATGTGCGTACGCTACTGATTTAAATATTGTTTCTTGTTTTGTGTCTAGGTAAATCATTCTCACTTTTTGTGCGTTTTCTGCTCCGTTCATATAGTCGTTTTATTTCGTAGTATAGGTCAAATGTTACCAATATGGTAATGGCTAGGATAAAGCCTATAAATATCCTTGTAAACTCAATTGTTAGTTTAAATAGTTCTTTCATTTGTTTATTATTTTAAAGTAAATAATCTTGATTCCCTCCCAAATTAGTATTGTTAGTATTATTTTCATAGCTGGTTATTAAAGTGCATCATTAATGAATACTTCTTGCATTGTTGTCGCATAGTCTCCTCATCTATTAACATATCCTGTGGTCGTTTAGAATCAGCTAAAAATACTGCCCTTACTTTGGCTTTTATTGTTTCGCCTTGTTCCTTTGATATTTTAATTTGACCTCGTTTCCACATATAGTCAAATACTTGATGGTTTAAGAACTTCCAATTCTTTTGCTCCGATTTATCCCACCATTCCTTTTCATCCTTTATGGCTTGTTCTTCATCTATGTAATTGTGAGCAGTTGATTCAATCTTTGGTTCGGTCTTTTGCCTTACCTGTACTGCTATCTTTTTGTATTCAGACATTACATCGCCAAAGAATTTAGGACTAAATGCTCCGTAATTCCTATCTACATCCAGCCGACCTAAAACATAAAGTTCAAATGCAGCACCTAATTCCTTTAATTTAAATATTCCATAGTTCTTTAGTACAAAGTCAACTAGGAACTGAAATTCAGGATTTGTTGGTGGAACTGCACCACTTAACTGAATACAGGTTTTTAAATGTTCAGCTACTTCAATGCTTGAGCATTTTGATATGTGCATTGTTTGTAAGGCATCATAAATTTTAATCTCGCTTTGGTTCAATGTATTTAAGACTGGCAAGTTTTGTGAAGTTACGCTCACTGACATTTGGTTTGTAACTTGTGGTAGCACTTCGGATAATGATTTCATCGTTGAAGGATTTATTGTTTAAATATGTGGTTGGGTCTTTACGGAATGTTTTATCAGGGGTTGAATCAACATAAGATTCTACTATTTTTAAAGCTAATTGCTTTTCATCAATTGTCAAAATATTCCATTTGGTAATGGCTTTATCTTTATTAATTTTTTTATCATACTTATCCCACCATTCATCAAATGCACTATCTAGTATATTTACTTTACTTATATTTACTTTACTTTTCTTTTCTTTATCAGCGTTACGAACACTTTGGTAATGCGTTACATTTTCTTCAACATCTTGATTTTCACGCCATTGTGAAATTCGTTTTAAGTTTTTTTCTTTTTTTATCTTATACTTTTCACTATAATTTAGCAATTGTTTGTTGAAAGTTTCACCATTGTTTGATGAAATAATGTCAATACTTTCCATAAAGTTCCAGCATTTATTCAACTTTTTACCAACCTTTAGTTGCATTTTAAGAACGCTAGTTTTAATTGGTTTTTCCTGTTTTGATAGTTTTTCAAGGATAGTATAAAATAAACCTAATCCTTCGTAGCCATATTCCATAAATAGCATAGTAACCTTTTCATCTTCAAAGGCATTTGAATCGTGCAAAAAGTACTTCATAAAATAAAAAAGCCCCATTGAATCCCTACCAGTCGGATTGGTAGTTCATCGCAAGGGCAATAAGTTCTTAATGAGTATCCGACACTCAATACAAAAATACTAAACATTTACCATATCCTCAAAACTTTGTATGGCTTTAAAAATCTCATAAGCAACTTGTGGAACTATTGCGTTTCCATACGCTTTAATTGATTCGTTTCGCCATTTAGAAAAGGTAATAGAGTCCAATTCTTTGGGAATCCCATCATCTCCTCCACAAATAGGGGATTGAGTTGGGAACATTTTAAAGTTTCCTCTATGTAATTTACTGAATCTTTCAAACTGTTTGTCATTGGATTGTGTCCTATTCTCGGAGCATTCCCCCTTCTCCCTGCGTTCTTGTCCGATGCTGTTGGAGTTGGCATCATTACTGAATATTGTAGATGTTCCGTTAAATTCCCTGCCACATATTTCCTTCCTATTGATTTCCGATATTCCGTTCTTTTCTCTAATCTTTGTGGTGTTAATGGTATTTCCATTGTTGTTGGTGTCGGTAACATATTGTATCTCGCCATTTGGCTTAAAAATAGTCCGTATTCCGTTCCTGTCGTTAGGGATATGTTCTTCTCGTTCGTTAATGGTCTTTGTGGAGCTACATCCAAAGTCTTTACAGTAGGCAACAAACCAAATCCTTTGTCTTTGGTGCGGTGCGTTGACACCTGCAGCTGGAATAAGAAACGGCTGGACTTCATATCCTTCCCTTTCCAAGTCATCACACACCTCGTGGAATACCATTCCCCCATTCCAATTAACAAGTCCACGAACATTCTCGCCAATAACCCATTTGGGTTTGACTTCTTTAATGCAGCGTAACATATGTGGAAAGAGATGTCTTTCATCGGCTTTACCAAGTCTTTTTCCTGCTTGTGAGTATGGTTGACAAGGGAATCCTCCTGTAAGAATATCAATCTTCCCTGCGTGTAATGAGAAATCGGTTTTTGTGATGTCATTGTAAGATTTTGAATTTGGGAAATGGTGGGCTAAAACCTTTTGACCAAATGGATTCCATTCACAATGGAAAATATTTTCCCATCCCATCCACTCGGCTGCCAAGTCAAACCCACCTATTCCACTAAATAATGATGCGTGTGTCATTTAATTGAATATTGTGCAATCTGCTTCTTATTCTCCAGCTTGATTGTTTTAGTTACAATATTCATTCCTTCGTTCCTTAAATCTGCTATTCGTGCTGCTAATCTAAAACATCCGAATTTAGTTAAGGCATCAATTGGTGTTAGCTTTTTACCTTTATTTAGGTAGTCTGCGATTTGTTTGTTTTGGCTCATTTGTTAAAGTTTTGTTATAATTAAAAAGGAAGGTCAGCATCTTCTTGTTCCTGTTGGTTTTTAGCAAACTCCTTTTTGCCTTCCCATACATACTCCTTACCATTTCCGCAATATTCCTTCTTGGCTTTCTCTGCCCTTTGCGGTGCGGTTTGTCCGTTGTAAACTGTGTGTGTGTTTTCAAACTTGTCCAACTCTTTGCGTTTCTCTACTACAATAGTAGCGTAGTGATTTCCGTTTTTGTGAGCAGTAAATTTGATGTCCTCTTTTTTTAGATTTAATACAATCATTGTTTTTAATTTAAGTGTTTATTAATTTGTTCTTCTTCTAATTGGTTTTCGGTTTCTATGTCCTTTTGTATTTCTTCTTCTTCATCTTCTTCAAAGTCGCAATGCTCAAGGCATTCAGGACAAATGCCTACTTCTTCCATATCGGTTTCTGCTCCGCAGCAAGTGCTAAATCCCATATTAATTGTTTTTAGTTTTAAAGTAATTTAATTCCTCTTTTTTAATGTCCAAAGCCAATCGTAATGCAACTCTTAATGTTTGTAAAACGTAATTATCTTTACTCAAGGTTGTGGCTTCTATTTTGGTGATTGAATCATTTAGTTGTCCAATCATTAAGTCAATGCTAGGATATTCATTCATAGTTTTCGTATTGTTCGCTAAAATCACTCATTCGCATAAATGGTTTTGGCTGGGTTAATAATGGGGTTAACATTTCAGGATAATGTTTTGCCTTGTATTCCTTTAGTTTTGCTCTTGCTTTTCTAATCTCGGTTAAATACTCATTTTTCCAAAATCTATGGCAGGATTCAAACTTCCACTCATAGTAAGATACATTATCCCTTAATTTTTCAAGTTTACTGTCTATCATAATGTAGATTGTTTGGTTTTAAATATTTCTTTTAATTCAGGGCTATTATCCACTAATCCCATATTACAAGAATATAGCGTTTTAAGTTCCGTTTTTGATACGCAAAGGTCAACGGCTAACTCTACATCCAATTCCGTAAGATGTGCCTTTAAATAGGCTGATTCATCGGCTTGTTGCATTTCCTCGCTAGTGTATATCCCTGACAAATCTTGTGGGTATGCTTTTCTCAAAGCTAATGCCTCTGCAACCTTGCCCAGCATAATATGTGGTTTTGCCCATAAACCCATCGGTTTGCCATCCTTATCAAATTGGCAATACTCTGCTAAATAAGCAACTCCAACGGATGCCTCAAAGCGAATGTCATTGTGAAACCTAAATACCGAAATCTTACAGGAAATCAAAACCCCATTTTCATAAGTAAATAATGGCTCGGATTGTCCACCATAAGTTCCTGACCTTTCCGCAATAACTCGGAATCCATCAATGGATGTTTGAATGGTCATTTTTTTACCGCCTTTACTCCAGCGGTGAATACAATAAATCTGCCTTGAAAGTGCATCAAGTCCTGTGCGTTGACATTGATACAAAAATAACTTAAGTTCCTCTTGGGTTGCTTCAGGTGCAATTTGCGACCTGATTAACTCAATTTGCTCCTTTGTGTAAAGGATTTTGTTTGATTGTTTTTCTACTTGGTTGTTCATAACTAATGGTTTAGGATTTAAAATTAATACTTTTTGTTGATAAAACAAACTAAATTAATATATTAATGTTAATAAGGTCTTTTTCAAGGCTATCATCGTAAGGATGGGTGATGTCGTTTTGGATGCAAGTAATGGAGTGAATGACTGTTGTATGGTCTCTATTCATAACCTCCCCAATGTCGCTTAATACCATCCTTGCCTTTGTCCTTAAAAGGAACATTATCACTTGTCTAGGCTTTACGATTTTACGCTTTCGGCATTTGCCCTTTAATTCACTTATGGTTACTCCGTAATAATTGCTAACTGTATTTAAAATATCACTAGCCAATTGTTGTTTTTCGCTCTTTGTCATCCGCTGCTTGAGTACGCTGGGTACTATCCAATAATTCATTTAATTCAATTTTAAGTTTGATAATTTGTTTCCTTAACATCTCGTTCTCTAGTTCCAAGATGTATATTTCCTTCATCATATTTCCTTTGGTGTTGTCTATATAACTCATAATGCTTCTATTTCTTTTTCAACTTCAAGCCAATATTTTTTATATGTTACACCTTTCCATAGCCTCCATTCTCCATTTGGTAATTTTCTTTGTGTTGCCCAATTAACTTTAGTAGTTTCTAATATTTCATTTACTGCTATTAAAGCAAACTCTTTAGCTTCTTTTGGCGTATAATCACAAAGCCAATCTTCCATATCATAATTTTCAGTTATCCACCAATCAATATCTAAATATTTTTTTATTAATTGTTCAGCTTTTTCTTTTGGTGTCATTGTATTCTATTTACAGGTAAAATAAAGTTTTCAGTTATGTCGTACAATTCAACAACCAGCCAATAATAAGATTTTAAGATTCTCTTTTGAATGTCGTTTAATTCGGCTAATCTTATCAGGTAATTGTTTTCGTGTGTAAATAACCTAATGTTATCATAGTTTCCAGCTGCCCTCCATTCTGCTAAAAGTCCTTCCTGTCTTGATTGTTCGGATTGTGCCTTCTTTAGTAACTCAAGTAAACAGGTTGCTCTTTGGTGTAGTTTTAATTGTCTGCCTTGATAGTCTAGTTTCATAGTTTATAGTTTTTCGTAATACATTTGAACAATGATTGATACTAATTTTGATGGTGCGAGATACATCTTTTTAGCTTCTGCATCCACTTTCTTTTTGATGGATTCAGGTAGCCTAATGCAGACCACCTCTTTTTTTTCTACTTTCATATTTTGGGTTTAAATGTTTTGCATAATTGCAGTAACGATAAAAGCAAAGATTAAAATAACGATTGCTTGAAATTTGCGGTTTTGTTGTTCGGACATAGTTTATAATTTAATGATTGATAAAATGATTTGATTGTTTGCAAGGTCAATGGTTCGGAATTTCACTAGGAAAAATCGTGTGCCATCAATCTCATAGTCAAGGTAGATATTGTCGCCACCTTGTGCAATAAACTGCCCATTGTAGGGGTAAAAGTTGTTGTCATAGATTAATACAGGTTTCATTTTGTTTGGTTTTATGATTGAATAAATAATTTAGCTTCATCGTAAACAATAGCATCTTTAAACCTTTGGCACATTTCATTAAACGCTTTTTTCTCTTGCTTAATGGTATTAATTTCGGCTTTAGATTCTTGCTTTTCTTTCATCTTTGCCATTCGTTTTAATTCCTTATCAACTATACCTTTTAGTATGTCTTTAGGATAATTAGATTGCTTGTAATGGCTTGGTAATTTTGGTATCATATACTTGGTTTTGGTTTTAAATAAGTGCGTTGGTCAGCCGCACCCCTGATGGGGGTTAGTTTGCAGTTATAATTTCTCCTCTTTCAATACCACTTTTATAAATTGTATTTTCATTATCTTTTACTTCTAATTGTAAAATTTCATTACTACATTTCAATCTAAATAGTTTTGAAAATAATGAAGTATTTAATGGGAACTTACATTCTTTAGATTGTATTTCAATTTGACCATCTAATTTTGTAATAATAAATTCATAAGTTTTTGCAGTTGTCATAGTTTTTTGGTTTTGTTACACAAAGATATATAAAGATTACAATACTACCAATAAATTATATAAATTATTTTAGTTAAAATTATGTTAAAATGCTAATGCTTTATAAATCAAAGAGTTATGGTTTATAGGTCATAAATGAGCCGATTATCGCTCAAATACGGCTCAAAGTTGCCTTATTGGGTAACTTTTGTGATTGATAAAGTTTGCTAATAGAGAACTTTAGGGTTTATCTGCCTGAATTTTACCTCAAAACCTATGCAATAGTTAATAAATTGGCAATATGTGTCCAATTTTTTGCACAATAAACTTGACAAGTTTAGTATTGTAACTCGGACAATATCCGAATTAGTGTTAGATATTTATCTAATTATGTAACAAAGTAAAGTGTAATTCGGTTATATCTTGTAACATATAAAAGGTAAAAATGTTACGAAATAGGTGCAAAAGAATATAAATAGGTGCAAAGCGGTCTATGGTTTATATTGTGGCTTAAAGTTATACTTTAAGTATAAAAATAGGAGTAATACTACTCTAATAGCAAAAAATGTAAACTCTGCAAGTTTTGATACCTGTTCACATTTAAGCAATGTTTTTTTTCCGTGAACATAGCCATAAAATGAACTGTCCGCTATAATCGGACACTTGATGTTTCATAGTAGCATAGTCAGGTTAAAGCTGACACCAATACTATAAAAAGTTGTTGTACCTAAATTATAATAATCTGCTTTACTTTTAGTAAGTTATTGCTTTACTTTTTTCCTTATATTTGCTAAAAAGTAAAGTTATGATATATTTTATAAAGCATACCGAGTATGTTAAAATTGGCTATACGGATAGAATTAAATTAAGATTAAGCACATTACAAGTAAGTTGCCCTGTTAAATTAGAAGTGCTTGGATTGATTGAAGGCAATAGAGAAGATGAAAGAAATTATCATAAAATGTTTAAACCTGCTAGTAGTAGTGGGGAATGGTTTGAATACAATACCGAATTGCAAATATTTGTTGAAAGTTTAAGCGATGATTTATTATGGAAATATGGATTTGGCAAAGATGCTTTTACTCCAATAGGGCTTATTAAACAATGCAGATTAGAGAAAAAAATGAGTATGGAAGAATTAGGCGAAGCAATGGGTATTACAAAACAAGGTGTTTTGGATATGGAAAAAAGAGATGCTCAAGGAAATATAACTATTGGTGCTATTCATAAGGCATTATCAACTATGGGGTATAAATATCAAAACAGGGCAAAATTACTTTACTCAATGCAGTGAGTAATTTTACTCAATGCACTTCATAATGTGCATTTAATGACGCATTTTGCAATCATTAGTGTCATTTATGGCACTTTATGGTGGATGTTTACTACAAAAAAAAGCCCTCATCGTAGAAACGAAAGGGCGTTACCATTAGTCTATGAATCACAAAACTACATAAAAAAACCCAGCTTTTTACACTGGGTTAAACCAAACTATGAATCAAACCAAACAACCTATATTGAACCATCCTGTAATGGCTCATCATTCGTGTCATCAACTCTACGATAACCTTCCTTCCACAGGACTTTGGTCAAAGTTATTGATTTCTTAATAATCGCTAATTCACTATCGTTTGGATTTAATAAGTGCAAAACTTCATGGACACAAATTTCAAGGTGCTTCTTGCCCTTTAGTCTAGGGTCTAGGTATATGTTGCCATCACTTTCAGCAATGCCGTGTGCCTGTTCCCTTCCGAGTTTCTTGTATATGATTTTAATTCTCACGCTTTAAGTATTGCTTCATCAGGTCGTTCAATCTCTTTAACTTGTATCCTTTGCCCACCTCGTATTTTAGCTAACATTCTTGTTACCGAATCTACTTCGGTTAACATTTCCTGATACTTTTTAACTAACCAGCTTTCTTGCTCGTTTAAAGTCAAACGATTCCAATTTTTAGGCATTTTCATTTATTTATCCGTTTTCGTGTGCATAGTATTACAAGTCTTGCATTTTAACTGAATCCTTTTCAATCCTGAAGATAATGTCCTTCTATTATTGATTACAATGTCATCGCTTCCACATTCAGGGCAACTACCTTTATCTGCTCCAAAGATAACTCCATAATGTGTTTTAGGTGGAATATGATTCCTTAATGCCTTAAATACTTGTTCTAACAATGTTACATCCTTTTTGCAATACTTAATCATCTTTTCCATTGCCACCTTGTCTTTCTTTAAAAGTATATCCTTCCAAAGTGAATACTCGGTTTTAATCTTTTGCCCTAATCCCAAAAAGTCTGCTATGTAGTTTAAACGATTTGAATTAAATCTAAACTTTGACCTTGCTATTTTCAAGGTGTCAATAGTTACATAAGCTGGGAACATTTCAATCTTATGGAATAGGCATCTTGTCCTTATCCACGCTAAATCAAACTTGTCTCCATTATGCCCAACCATTTCATTTGCTAAATTTGCTACATCAATAAATTTTTGTAGCATTGCCTTATCATTTTGCTTTGAATCCCATTGCAAAGAATAAACCTCTTTTTCTTCTTCCCATTTATAACATATACATATTATGGCTCGTTCTTGTATTATGTTTGAAACATCAATATTCTTTTTATAACCTGCCTCCCAAAACAATCCAATGTTTGGCGAAGTTTCTATATCAAAGAATAGTCGCCTACGCTTTGTTTTAAGCGTGTTTGGAGTTGCCATATAATTGTGTTTATTTATGCTATCATTGAATCCCTGACTAAATCAGCCTCACTTTCCCTTCTTGTAACCAACCCATCTAATCCTTTACCTTCCCAAAGTCGTTTACTCTTTTCAATCTGCTCTGCAATACCTTCATAATCCTGTGTAGCAATTAAATCAACTATTGCCCTCATTTCTGCCCTTGAATCACCTTCCAGCTTATTACCCCTGTTATAAACTACTGAAACCAATGCACCTTTCGTATCATCGTTTAATAAATCCATATTAGGATAAATCTTCTTTGTCATTGCGTAGTATCTAGGTAATGAACTCTTAACGAAAACTTCGTATGCCGTATTGTATGGAATCCTAACATTTAATATTTCGCCTTTAAGCATTGCCTTTGCTTGTGTTCCTTTTATGCCTATTGTTGGTCGTAATGCGTTTATATAATTCAAATTGATTACACCTGACCAATCTGCCATAAATTGTTTGTCGGTGTTATAACCTAAATCATAACCCATTCCGATTGTTACACCGCTTTCACCACCTGCCCAAATAGGTGCTTGTAATTTCTTGTCGTAGTACGCACGACCTCCAACCTCGTGTTGGATAATTAAATCAATTGCTCGTTTGCTTATCATTTCCATTATTTTTTGTTCCAAAGTAATAACTAAATATCATTAATATTAGTGTCTTTATTAAATCAAATAACTCCTTATTAATCTCATCTGCCAATAGTTTTATCCTAAACGCTATGACTTTATCTACAATAAACAAAGCTACCAATGAAGTAAAAACTAAAATTATAAACCTAACAAGTACATCTTTAGTATCATTAATAAACATTTTGTTTACAAAATAAACCGATGAAATAATAATGGAAAGACCCATTACTATCCCTGAAATCATCACCCATAAATTAGGATAACTAAACATCTTTCTTAAATATTTTTTCAGCCGTTGTTAATCCTAAACATCCAAAAGCCAAAGCAGATACCGCATAAACCAAAGCCTCGCTGGGTGCTTTACTTAATTCACTAAATGAATTATGATACATTGTAACGCATAACGCTACAACGCACAAAAGTCCACATAAACGCTTCATTGATAACCTTCCGTTATCTTCGGTAAAAAATTGCTTCATATTATAACTTTTTGTAAATTCCTATTGAATATTGGTTGGTTGTAGCACCTAGTGTAAATAAGCCATTTTTAGGCATTTTAAACGCCAACCCAAAGCCAAACCCTACTTTCTTGTCAAACTCCCTATAATCGCCTAAAACACCCCAATAAACCGCAAATTTAGGTGGCATTATCTTCGTGGTTTCTATTCTTATCTCCTTTTGTACGAAATGCCCTCCATATCCCCTTCCTAAAATCTTGTTTTGGCTAATGGTGTCGCTTACATAAACATATTGAGCAGAATCCAGCTTTAACGTATCGTAATACGCATAAATGCGGTTATAATCGGACATTATGCGTATAGTATCGTGAACCTCATCTATTTTGTAAATAGTATCTAAAACTACAAAAGGGATGCTTTCACCCCTCTTATATTTTACTATGTTTTTAATCTCAACAATAGTATCGTACTTCGTTATTACTATTGGCGGATTTGATTTCTTTGGCTCAAGAACCAGCACTAAAACCGCAATTATTAATATGGCAGTTATTATGTCCCTCATCGGTCTTGTTTGTTTTGCAACGCAATTGAAAGTTTATTTATTTGGTCAAGGATATGGTCTAGCTTTTTGTAGATTTGGTCATCTTGCTTTTCAACCATACTCACACGGATTTCTAATTCTTTTAATTTAAGACTTATCTTAACGTAGATTCCGATTAATCCAGCAATAATAATTATGGCTTGACCAATAATAAATAAAGTTGTGTTCATTACAATTCTTCTTCTTCTTCTTTAATAAATGTGATTCCTGTAGTCCAATCTTCAAGGAAAGTAAAATGCTCTAATCCTTGTGGGTTAACCACAGGAATTGGAGTAAAATCAAATTCCTTGTTGCTTAATTCCTTAACTTGTTCAGTTAATTTCTTAATAGCTTCTTTAGTAAAAGAATATTCACCTTTCTCGTTTAAGATAAGGATGTCGTTTTCTTTTGTAGAAGCATTGTCTAATCTTAATTCCTCAATTTTAGCTTGATAATCTTCGTGATGGGTTTTAACCTTCTCAAAGATTTTAAATAGCTTTTTAGCCGTTTTTGTTTCCTGTGAACCAATAACCGCATTAATTGATGCGACTAGGGTGTTGAGTTGTTGATATTTCATTTGATTGATTTTTTTACAAATATATGTTAATTGTTATAGGTTTGGTTGTAGTATTCTTCTCCATCATCAAATGCTTTTCCTTCAATCCAAATACCTTCATTATGTGCTTTTATTATTTGCTCTTTTTCTTTTGGTATTCCTTCTTGAGTTATTATGTTAATAATATCATTTAACATTGATGCTTGTGATTCTAATTTTAAGGCATCTGCAGTATAAAACATTTGCTCAACTAAATTTAAAACTTCTTGCATTGCTGTTTTCATAATATTGGTTTTGCCAAAATTAGTACTATTCGGTTACAATTTCATCAATAGGAGCATCTTGTCTTAAATCTGCTAAAATAGAATTAAAAGGTTCAATGGGTTCAGTAGGCACTATTACTTCAGGCACAGGTGGAACATAATCCCCTATGATTGTAAGGTTAAGTTGGTCAGTAGATGCTGCAAAGTTATAAGCATATTCATCATTACTACCCCATTCTTGATACGCTTCGCCTGACATATCAAGATTACCACTAGCACATACTCCCATATTTTCATCTAATAAAGCGTAGTAGAATCTAGCATACTTAAATAACTCTCCCCCAATAGGGTAAAGATTAAAGATTGTTGCCGTTACTGATTTTCCGTTTATCCAACTTTGGATAGGTGAAATTGTTTTCATATTACCATTTATTTAAAGGACATCCTTTCTGCGAAAATATCTTCGCCTTTAATGGACATCCACATTGATTACATTTTAATTCAATATTATGTTCACACTTGTCGCATATTTCAAACCTTTCATTAGCCATTTTCTTTTGCTCATCGGTTGGGTTTAACATTTTAAACCAAGATTGTAATATGTCTTTAATTAACAACAACTTGAATTATA